TTAATTACTACAGAGGGTGCAGAAGCAGTCGGGGGCGTTTTGTCTGTAACTACAGTAGAAGATACAGTATTAGTCTCTGCAGCAATTGCTTTTGAATTAACTACAGTCGTTAAAATGACTGCGACGTAGAATAAAATAAGCGCTCTAGCAATCACGATTAGTCTCCCTACTTTTCTAATACAAAATTAAAAGCTATACTGACTCGTTTTTTAGATTTGTTTGGCATTACACTGTGTAAAAGATAACTAGGAAACATAACTAAAACGCTCTCTACTGGCCTAACAAACATTTGAGTTAAGTTTCTTTCGTTTTGCTCTAATATTGGTGTGCATCGCATGTTGTCGTGAAAAGGAGATTTAAACATTAAAGGTCCATCTTCATTTGAAGCACATGGATAGTAAATTGCACTTATATCTGAATCAGGATGGTTATGTGTTTCTTGAGAATGCCCCACACCATATACGTTTAACCAAGAGTCTTTTATTCTTAGTTTATAGTTAACAGTATCATATTCTAATAGTTTACAAAATTCATTTGCAATATCTAAGACAGGTTGTTTAAGTTTTAAAAAATTAGGACGATCAATTATATTTTCTCCAACCCCAGAAACATATAAATTGCAACACCAATTAATTGGTTTTTTATTCTCATTGTTTTTTATAAAAGTATCTAAGTTGTCTAAAATACTTTTATTTATTTTATCAGTCTCAGGAATACGCTTTTGTAAAACAGGGACTGCAAAAAAACCATTAAAAAGAGTATCACTCATCTATACGTGTAAACCTGTTAGCGTAGGTTTCTTGAACGTGTTGCTGACATTCCATTTCAGCATCATCATACTCTTCTTTTGTGTGGGTGTCACCAAAATTTTCCATTGCAAGTTCCTTTGCTAAATGAGCAGAATCATGTAGAGTGTGGTTAGGATGTTTTTCTGCAGCTTTTCCTATTTGAATGTATTTAGATAACATAAAATCGTATGGTTCAGCCATGACTTCCCTCAAAAATAAGCGTTTTCAATATAGTGAAACTTAGCAGTGTCTTGATGCCAAATACCAAGATCAGTATTATTTTTCATAAATATGGGCCATATGGTGGCAGAAGATGAGCTTGAAAAAGTTGTTACCGCTGTTTGTTTGGAAGTTACAGTGTGCGATCCATCTGAACTAGAGAAGTCTATGGTTATGGTATCTACTAACATATCAGAACCACTAGCATAAATTCTCACAGTCCTATATAAATCTGCAACTCCTCCTCTATCTTGTCCGCACATATACTTATGGTGTATACCACCGGCTCCCACACCGCTTAATTCCTTAAAATAACATTCGTTTGCAGGAATTGAGGTTCCTCCATTCCACGCAACTGAACTGCCTACTGATGCTGATCCGCCTGACCAAGTTACTGGAAACACCACTGCATTGCCGGGATTAGCTGAGTCTGAATGTATTACAACATTTCCCCATGATGTAGTTAAGACTCTGGGTGTTAAAGTGCTTCCAGTATGATCTGGTAAAGTTATTGCACCATTATTAGCCGTAATTGAAAGAGCAGCGCTAGCCGACCCATTCCAAGATGCGTGGTTTAAATCTATGTTTGTGGTGCTGGCATTCCAAGTCTGTGTATCATTATCATTCATCCAAAACACTGAGTTAGCTACTCCTATGTTTGCATACCCTGATGTTCCAGAACCACCGGGTTTCCCAAAGCCTATACTGTATCGATCATTTCCTTCCGAACTAGTTGCTGATAAAGTAGTGCTTGAACCTCCTGAGTATGTTCCAATACCTATAAGAACGGACGCATTAGATTGTGCGTGATAAAAGCCCTGCGTATCGCTCAGTCGATATCCGCCACCATATCTTTGTACTACAGTTACGGTGTTTATATTATTAGTAAAGCTTTCAAGGTTATCAGCAAGATCAGCAAAATAGTATCTTGCACTAATAGAATCAGCATAAGAACGAATACCCCAAATAGAGCGATCAAGAGATAACTGACCTCCTGATCCAGAGTGAGAGGCACCGCCTAAGTTATACGTCTGCCAATCAGATGCTAGTTCAGAAACGCTGTGATCTGATAAGTCATAGCTAATAGGGGTGGTTGCATAGTAATTAGTATTATAGGGAGCATTCATCATAAGCCAATTAGTTGCAGTTCCTGATTGACTATTAGTTTCACTATCCTCATAAACCCAATCTCCACCTACAGCCCATATACCAAGATCACTTGAAGAGGCCATATCGCTTACACTGACAGTTGCAGAAGGTTTACTAACACCTACACCAAACCCTAGAACTTGATATCCAAAACTCATTTGTTACTCCAGTTAAGCGTCATTTGCTGCATCAGTTGTAAAGAGTAGCTTTATACCAATCAGTCGTGCATCTTCTGCCATGTCATCGTTGCCGTCAGAAACATCTCTAAATATCCTAAAGAAAGACATATCTCCAGCAGCAGGGCTTCCCGCTAGGGTGATTGCGCCGCTCTCTGCAGTTACACATAAATCTTCTGCAGCGCCTAGAGCATCATCGGTTACAACTACTGCACTACCATACGCAACGTCAATCGTATCATTGTCAGAGACTGCTACGCCTTGCAGACCCCAAGCAACACCGTCTGTATCTGTTGCAGTAGTTGTCCAAAAAGCTTGAAAAGTAACCGTGCCTTCATTCCAACTTTTTGGAAATGCAACTTGAAATTGAGCATGTTCATCTGACGATGCGTCAAAATCTAAAACATTCATGTCTGGACGGCCAGAAGTTGTTTCTGCTGATGCTAAACCTGCACACCCGTTTGTTACAGTTGGAGTCATAGCCGCTGCAGGAACAAAGATAGTTTCTTTACCCGCTGTTTTAACGGCTGCGCTTGAAACTGTAGGAGCTTGTGTAAAGTTAACTACGCCGTTAGAAGCAATTGCAATTGCATCTGTGTCAGATGCAGAGCCAATTGTGCCAGCATCTTTTATTACAATGTCATCTTTAAACGTCACTATACCGTTAGAGGCTATGGTGATTGCATCATTAGTAGTTGCTACGCCAATCGTGCCACCGTCCTTAATCATAAAGTCGTCTGCAATAGTGAGAAGTCCTGCAGAACTTAGAGACATCTTTTCTGCAGCAGCTTCTGACGCACCAGTTTTAAACGATAACTTCGTAGCATTGTTAGATGAACTAAAGTCTCCTTCCGATACCGCCTCAATACCAGCAGCAACTAATATAGCATCTGTGCCTGTTGCCTCATCGGGAGCTTGGAAGTCAATCTTACCGATAACATCATTAGCCGCTATATCAGTCTCGCCTGTTTGCAGCGTGAGAGATACGGGTTTATCGTCAGCCGTTGCTGTGTGCTTTAGTGTAAGTCCTGTGTCAGCAACGTGCGTAAGTTTTATCTCTTGATCATTACCAAAGAAGACTACACCGCCGTCAGCTAAGTAGAGATCAGAGAACTCTACAGAGGCAGTGCCTAGTGTTGCCCCATCTGCACTAGCGGGAACAATAGAGGTTCCTACAGTTGCTGTGTTAAGAACAGGGCTTGTTAAAGTTTTATTCGTTAATGTGTCAGTAGATACAAGGGATACAAGCGTAGAGCTAGAACCTGCAGGTAACGTAAGAGTGTTTGTTACTGCTGCCGAATGTGGTTGGGCTATAACAATCTGACCATGACTATTGCTTTCACAGTTAAACTGTATAGCACCGGAGTTTGTGTTGCCTCGAACTGTAACATGTCCTGTGCCATTAGGGGCTAATTCTAGGTCAGCATTTGAGGTAGTTACAATGTCCTGACCATTCATGTCAAGATTGCCACCTAGCTGGGGCGACGTATCTTCAACCACGTTAGATATTTCAGACCCGCTTACAAGACCTGCAGTAAGGGTAGACCTTGTAATCTTTTTAAGACCGCCCCCAGAAGTATCAACAGCAATAAGAACATCATCTCCCGCTACAGTAGATATTTCATCTAGAGAACCTGCAGCTACAGAGTTAAAGTTTGTACCGTCTGCGATAAGCAGGTTACCTGCAGTGTTTGTTCCCATTGTGATATCATCACCGGAAACTGTTAGATCACCAGTAACAACAAGATTACCTGAAGAGTCTAGCGTAAGAGCGGTGCTAGTCCCTATGGCACTGGTGCCAATCTTAAACTTGTCGCTGTCTCCATCATCTATACCCATTGTAAATGTCTGTGTGCCAGACAATGCAAAGGATAAGAAGGGGTCGCCATCAGTTGCAGTATTGTTAATGACTAATCCAGTGGTTCCACCCGCGCCTCCAAGGGTTAGGCTGGTATCTGCAGCATGAGTGAGCGTGATATCATTATCCGAACCAAAACCAAGAACTGCACTATCGCTATCTAATTTGAGATCATTGCTAACTGTAACTGCAGTAGAGGCGTTCATATCAATTGTTACTTCGCCGTCAATACGCAGGACACCATTAGAGCTTTGTTGAATAAAGCTTGCAGTATCTCCAAACTGTATCTTCTCTGTTGTGGTCAGCAAAATATCGTCAGAGAACTGGAAGTAGTCTTCATCCTCCATCCATGTCAGAACGCCATCTGATGTATTAGCGTTAAAGGTTACGGCTATATCTGTATCAGCCCCAGTACCAAAAGTAATGGTATTGCTAAGAAGCTTCTCAATCGCTCCCCCTTCACCATCTGTACCGTCATGCTGATGACCGCCTGTTTCAAACGCAGCGTCAATAGCGTTAAACTCTGTAGTGAAGTCAGACGCATTAATCGTCTCTCCATCTACAAAATTTGTTGGGCTTGTTGTTGTGTATGCTGTACCCATTACATTCTAGCTCCCGGTGTAAATTCTAATGAAAACCCTTTAAGCGTGTATGAAGGGTTTGTGCTTGTATCTGTAAATTTTATTGCCACGGCAAATCCCGACCCTTCTACAGACTGTCTGTATAGCGGCGTGTACACAGCAGCGTCGTATTCGGCTGTTGCCATTGTAGCACTGCCGTAAAAAGCTGATCCTTCAGGGTCTAGCAAGTCGTACAAAGCAGGGCTTGGTAGGAGTATGTCGCCGTAGTCATACTCAATATTCATATCTACAGAGGATACAGTTCCCGTTCCGATGTAGTTAATAACTATTCTCTGCATGTTCTTGCGTATTCCAACATCTCCCATGTTGTAGTCGATAGTTCTGTATATACAGGCCATGTTAGTTCCATCAAGAGTAGAACCAGATTCTTGTTTGTAAACATAACCGCCATCATAATCTCCGTGAATAACCTGCTCTACATCAGAAATATCTCCGTGAGTAGCGCACATAGGTTTTATGCCTTTGAGGTCTGCATACTCCCACCCTATCTGTCCTGTCTCAGAATTACGTTTTAAAACTGCCATTAGCCCTGTCATGTTAGCTTCAGTGCCAGAAGTTGTTGGGTAGTATAGTCTGTACTGGCTTTTTCGTCTTATAACGTGGGAAGATATGTTAGCTATCTGGTTAGCACTAAGATCATTTAGCCTAGACTGTACTTGTTTAGAAACTGTTCCCAGTTCCGTATCACCAATCTTTTCAGTACCCGCAACTGTGCGTAGCCCGTCTGGTGCAAGGTAAATTAGATCGCCGCCTATCTCCTGTATGCTAAAACGAGAAACACAACCAATGTTTCGCGTTACGGGTTGCAGAACAAAGTCAGAGACACTAGACCCAGCTAATCTGTAGATACTGTCTTTACAGAAAAGAACCAGAGTTTCACGGAATGTAGCTAGTCCTACGATCTCATCGCCAATAGATATCTCTCCTGCCCCTGATGCAGCACTAAAATCGTTCTCACTATATGGCGCACTAAACTGCAGAAGGTGCCGTTTGCTTGTCATGCCGCAGAAGAAGAGATGATTCTTGTGTTCTATTACAACTTCAGGTGCTGTAGGTTTTGTACCTGCACCTGATCCTGCTCCTCCGGTTAACGCTGTGTACGTACTACCATCAAACATAGCTGCGTCATTGACGCCATCTGCCATTGCAATCTTTTCTGTACCCGCCCAGTTATAAACTGTAAAGGTGTATCGCTCTGCGCTAGTGCGATTAGTTACAAAATTTGTCCATCCAGAACCCGTACTTGTTGCTACATTTGCACCCCGTGCTGCAACAACTTTATTTTGAAATATAGCTACTCCCAGTACGCCGCCAGAACCTGCAACTTGATTGTCGTCATATTTGGTAAAACCTTTTATCTTGGCATAGCCACCAGTTACAGACGGCTCATAGTTCTGCAGAGTAATGGCTTCTCCGGGTTTTGCAACGAACACACT